TCTACATGCTTATCAAGGACTACCTTTCCGGAGATCAAGAAGTCCTCCCCAACGGGGAGACGGCCATCAAGGTAGGGAGTGCCGCGGACTTTTCCAACCAGGCGCTTCAATGGCTCCAAACCGAGGGGCTTGTTTCCCCGGACGCCGAGGGGCCGAAGTACCATAACGACGTCAAAAACATCGGGGCTCTGGCCCGCCTGAAGCTCATTTTCAAGACCAATGTTCGGCAAAGCATTGGGGCGGCCCAGTGGGAAGCATCCATGAAGCCGGCCAACCTAAAGGCATGGCCCGCTTTCCGGTTCATCCGGATGCCGGGAGCCAAGACAAAGCGGCTTGTCCATGTCATCAATGAGGACGCCGTCCGGCTCAAGACCGACTTTACTTTTTGGGCGGACAAAATGAACGCTGCCAGCCTGGGAGGCTTTGAGGTTCCCTGGCCGCCGTTCGGCTTCAACTCCTACATGGACCAGGAGCCCGTTTCCCGGGCGGAATGCGAACGGCTGGGGCTACTCAAGCCCGGAGAGCCGTTGAAGCGTCCACGGGGCGCGGAACGCTTCGGGATTGACCTGATTGAAAGGTACGGGTACGGCAAGAAGGCCAGCACGGCCAAACTCCCCGAAGCACTCAAGACGAAGCTCAAGAAGGTTTATGAAGACCGTTGGGGGGTCAAGCAGGACAAACCTGACGAGGTTGTCTTTCCGGTAAAGGAAGTAGCGGATAAAGCCAGAAACATTTTTTGAAAGATATGGACGAAGATACATACGATTTTGGTTCGTTTTTTGAAATGAGGGAACTGGAAGAGGTGGAGAGCATCGCCGAAATAAAGCCCCGTCTCCTCAAAAAGCAAATCAAGGCTGAACTCATTAAGAAAATGAGGAGAGAAAAAGCCGCTGAAATTCTTACCGCATTGCCAGCACCTGGAGAAGAGTTCCACATTGTCTCCAATGGGAGCTTTGACTATTTCGACTTTATCCCGATTCTGATTTCTCTTGCCGGGCCAGCTTCCCGCGGATATTTCTCAACATGGACCCTCAACCGTCAGAATTGCCTGGATTTGCTGAAACTCCACGATGACGGAAAGCTGGAAAGCATCCACTTTTTAGCCGGAGACTATTTCAAAAAACGAGAGACAGCAGTCTACACAACTCTCGTTGAAGGCGTCACTGTCCGCGGCGGAAGAGTTAAGACACACGCCAATCATGCGAAGATAGCCTTGCTCCAATGCGGGGAAAACCATCTCGTCATGGAAGGGTCAGCCAACTTCACAGCTAACCCACGCGTTGAACAAAACATCATTGCCAACAGCAAACAATTATTCGAATTTCATGAAAGCTGGATCAAAGAAATCTTCAGGGGATAGAGATACCTCTGACCTGTTTACGCAAATAAGCCGCCTTCTTTTAATGGGCGTTCCGGAAGAGGAGATTGTTAAAACTCTCCTTACGTCCTCAACGGAAGCGGAAATCAAAAAGGCCTTGAAAAGATCAAAGGAGGAATACGTAGACAAGGGGGATTTGGATGAAGACGAGGAAATAGGGAAAGGAGTAGAACGCGGCAGCATGTTTGTAGGCAAGGCCACCCGCGTTATGGACTACAAGACGGCCATAGCCGCCCAAAAGCTTCTTGTCGATTTTATCAAGCTGAAGAGATCCGGGAAGCCGGTGAGAAACGTCCTTGAGAGATACACCAAGAGAAGAAGGGGGCGTCCCCCTAAATACTCAAAGGAACTAGCCGACAGAATATGCAACCGCATTGCCAGTGGAGAAATGCTGATCAATATATGCATGGATGACGATATGCCGCATGTCTCAACCGTATACGAATGGATTGAGAAGAACAGTGATTTTTCCGACAGCTACGCGCGCGCGAGAAGAACGGCAGCAACGGTTTACGTGGAACAGGGTCTCGTGATACTGGACAACAGCACACCCGATGACATCCAGGTCAACACCTCAAGGGCAAATTACAGAAAATGGATGGCTGAAAAATGTGCACCTGCGGAATATGGAGACCGGAAATCCGTAGCTTTGGAAGGTGGAGACACGCCCGTTAAATTGGCTCACACGCTGCCCGCAGAAGCAGTGGCGCCGCTGGCAGCAGCCTTGAAAGAAATATGGTCAGAAGAGGAAGAAAGCTAGGGCCCCCCGTCAGGCCGGAAGACTCCCCCGTCATCTTTGCCGCCGTGGTGCTCGGGGAAACGAGCCTGTACAAATGGCAGATGCTAGCCCTTGAACGTGCTGCCCGCGGCAAGCGTGTTACCCTGCGTGCAGCCAACGGCTCCGGCAAGACGGACAAGCTAATCGGCATCCTGGCCTTGTGGTTCTTGTGGCGTTACCCCCGCGGGCGCATGCCGATCACATCCGGCTCATGGCGCCAGGTAAAAAACCAGCTATGGCCTGCCTTGGAACGGCACCGGAACAACCCGTCCCTTGCGGGCTGGAAATGGCTCAAGAATTGCCGCGTGGAAACTCCGGAAGGGGGATTCGTTGAAGGCTTTTCCACCAACCACGCCGGCAAGGCGGAAGGCTGGCACGGGCGCGTGACGGACGAATTCAAGGATGAACGAAAGGAGCAGGAAGAGGAAGACCCCCGCAGCGAGAAGAAAGCCCGCCTGTTTGACGCTGACGAGTTCACCGGGGATGACCCTTCTTCCCCCGTGTTTTTCGTGGTGGACGAAGCAAAGACAGTGCCGGATGAAATCTTTGACGCCATTGAACGCTGTACGCTTCAGTTCTGCGTCTACCTCTCTTCCCCCGGCAAACCCTCCGGCCAGTTCTACCGCTGCTTTCACGAGGAAAAAGACCTCTTCTGCCCGATGGTCGTGACGGCCTTTGACTGCCCCCATATCTCCCAGGAGCGCATTGACCGCATTCTGGCCCGCGTAGGAGGCAATGAGGATGATCCCTACTACCGTTCCGTTGTGCTAGCAGAATTCACGCTGGAAGGGGACTTGTACATTATTGACCCTGGAAAACTGGAATGGGGCCAGCGGCAACCCTATGAACCCCGCAGGGGGCGTCCTGTGGCTTTCCTGGACATTGCCGCGGGCGGAGATGAAACAGTCCTCGCCATCTGCGACGGGAACGAAGCTTGGATCGAGTACGCGGAACGTCAGCGGGACACGGTGCAGAGTGTCCGCAAGTGCATTGCCACCCTCAAAGGGCTGGGCATTGCGGATTGTGATTTATGGGTGGATGCTCCGGGCATGGGCCTTGCCGTGATCAGCGACTTCAACGAGTTGGACTGGTACCCTAATGAGTTTTTTGGGAACAACCCCCCGGAAGACCGGGACCGCTACATCAACCTTGCCGCGGAATGCTGGAATGATGCCGGCCTTGAACTCATGACGGGCCGGGTACATATCAAGTCCAAGCAGCCGGACAAGACGCTCTTCACGCAGTTGACCACTCGCAAGAAGGAATTCACGGACGATTCCAAGATACGGAATGAGAAGAAGGACAAAATGAAGGCCCGCAACCTGTCTTCCCCCGACCGGGCGGACGCCTTGCTTGGGGCTATATGGGCTTCCATCCGCGGGGCTGCCGGGGTCTGGACCGGGGAAGGCAATAAGCCGGTTGTCGGCAAGAGCCAGCACGCCGTCAGGCACACCGGGAAATTCTGTCCCATCTAAGGCTGTCCGTAGCCCATTTTGACGTTGTTGCCGCCTGCCTCCCATTGGGGCGATAATGCGTGCATGAGGCAAGCGGCCAAACATGATTTACACACAACCGAGGGACTGGCACAGGTACAGCATTTGCGCTTTGTGCTACCCTCCGGCGAGGTAGACACGCAGTTCAACGGCATGACCATCCGGGGCGGCGTCCTGGATGACGGCATCCGGGATATGCCCGGTTCCGAGATCATTGACGGGAGATGCGCCTTGCAACTTCCCCGGCTTGCCGCTGGCTGCCATCGGTATGATGTCCTTGTCTCCGGCGACGGAACGGACAAGCCCCTGCTGGCGGGCGTCATCCATGTGGCCCCCCGCGTCACTCCTGTGGACGTAGATGACAACGCCCCCGCGGATTATCTCGACATCGTGATTCCGGAGGATGAAGGCGGCACCATTACCGTTATTTCCGAGTCTCCTGCTTGGGTGGATGATGCCGTTGAGAAATCCCTTCAGGAGCGCGGCATGTACGTGACCCCCGTGGATGGTGAAACCGTCTTGACCATGTCGGCGGGAACCAGCACGCGGGACTTCAACTATTTCACCTTTGCCCTCAATAGCACTTATATTTCCGGGCATCTGGCTGGCTCCTACAGGCTCAACAAGATTGCCTTGCAGACTCCGGCCAGCGAAGCCAACGGTACGCGCTGGATGGCGCGTTTGTGCAGGTATTCCGCGGGGCTGGCTCTTCCGCTGGAAGTGCTCGGCACCAGCACATCAACGGCGTCCTGGACCTCCATCAATGCTACAACGATGGAGTGTCACTGGAATTTTGATGGACTCGTCGTTTCTACGGCAGACCGGCTCATTTTGGAAGTGTATGCCGTGGATAGCTCCGGAACGACCGTCAGCAAGGCCCTGATTGCTTACGGGGCCGCCGCTTCACACGGTGGAACGGAAGGGGTGCTGATAGCCTCCGGTGAAAAGCTGGCATGGCGCAACTACTCCCGACTTGCCTTGTCCATGTCCGTTGCCTATGACGCCGGCGTCAGCGTTGGGGGAATTGAATTGGCCTCCCGCAGACACTTTGACGCCCTGGCCGCCAATGTGGCGGAGACCGGGAAGCAGATTGCCGATGATGCGGACGCCGCCCAGCAGGCCAG